CCTATAGTTAATTACCCAAATACAAGAATTAAAGTGATAACCTTATTACAATTCATAAGTTATGGAAACTCCAAAGTGCGTGGGAGTTCAATACTTACTGATGAGTTTAAGAAATTGAATAATGAATTGCAACTTATATATAAGATATATAAATCAAGAGGAATTGTAGATTAATAATGGCAACATACCTTTATGACGAAGCATTAGTTAAAAAAATCAAACATTGGATTCAATCAACGAATGTTCATGTGTATGGTTCAAATGAAACTCAAAATTTATTTGAAGTAATAGCAGATGAAAGTAATGATTCACCGATTGAATTACCAATTATAACTATAAGAAGAGATAGAGGGTATAACATTATTGATGGTGGTACTACAAAACGTCCTTTATCATATGATGGGTTTGATATAGCAGACCAAGATTTTGATTCATATGATGAAGCATTAGATTTTTGTAATACTCATGGGTTAGATGAAGAAGTTATTTACCCCAAAAGTTATTGGATAAATACGTTAGTAAAAGACCAATATGAATATCATAAATTTGAAACTTATGCACAAGCTGCAGAGTATTGTGAAAAAAATGATATTCCTAGAACAGAAATCCATACTGTAGATTGGTCACATTACTACATAAAATCTTCAGACATACACCCAAAATATGTCACAGCAATACGAGCAATTCCTATTTCAATTTCTTATCAACTAGATGTATATGCAAGATATGCTAAAGAAGCAGATTTGCTTATGCGTAATCTAGTGTTTAATATTATAAATTATCCAGCCTTTACAATATCAATACCAAAAGCAAATCTTACTCATACTGCTAGATTGGTGTTAGGAGATGTTATTAGTGATAATTCTGATATACCTGAAAGATTTATTGAAGGTAACATGACAAGACTAACAGCAAGTTTAACAGTAGATAATGCAAGGTTATGGGACACAAGACAACTCCGCACAGCGGAACTTGAAGTAATTTTTGATGATATATATGAAAGGCAATACGACCCATATTTCCCAATTGATATGGTAGATTTGGACCGTATACAATCATAAATTATAATGGAGAAATATTACAAATGGAAAGAATAATTATTAATGAAGTAGATAACACTAGTAATGTGGAAGCTCTTTCCTCATATGACGTAGCATATGTACCTGGATTTGCACTCGGGCCAGTAAATAGTTCAAATGTTCCTGAATTAAGGGAAGATTTATACAGAGTACCTACTTTGGTTAGAGACAAATATGAGTTTTATAAATTATTTGGGCCAACATGTCCTAGGTTCCAACAAACTCAACGGTATCCCGAAGGATTTCCAGATGCGGCTATAAAATGGGGAGATAACACTTCTAGTTATTATGGTTTAAAAGTTAATTACTTTGATGATTTAGATGATATTGCAGATATTGGATGGTATACTTTTATATCAGCTATGCCTACTGAAGATGACAGTGCTATTAAACAATATTATTATGTAGATTATGATACAACTAGAAGCACGGCATCATATGTGTTAACCCCAATTGGTAATACTTTGGCTATTGCATATAATAACGAAGATATTAATTTACCAGAGGTATTTGGTAAAAGTTATTATACTGCAACATTTGAGCAAGTAACTATAGAAGCAGGTGCTGGCCCAGAAACTGCATTTTATGGTGCTTATACAACAGTTGAACTTACTGCAGAAACTTTTGAAGAAATAGATTTAAATAAAGAAACTTACTATATCAGAACAGGTAGAGAAGGAGCATATGTATACACAGCATTAACTACAGATGATGAATTTAGTTCAGAAGCTGTATATTGTGTGTTTGATTTTAATGTTTCTACATCAGGTAGCACAGTTACTGAAAGAATTACCTATTATACTAAATCTAATTCACCTGTTACATATACAGTAAGACAAATTTACCACGCAGGTACTACTTATTATTCTGTACCAAATGGTGTAACTGAATTTACAGGAGATGCATTTGTTACAGGTACAACTTACTATGAATATATACCATTCCAGCAAGCATATATAACAGTTGATACACAAACTGAACCAACTCCAGTAAGAGCAGATTCAAGTAAACACATAGTTACATCTATTATTAATCCTTCAACTGCTATTTGGTATGAAAACAGTAGTGGAGAAGATTATGCTGCTAGCACAGATACATTTATAGATACTGATAAAGATTACTATGGTAATATATCAGAATCTGAACAACCTATGTTTAATGGTCCTGTTTATGAAGGTAATATAATAACAACACCTGGTGATGCTGACCCAGGCTATAGATATGCATTAACATTACTTTCATTAGGTATGCCTGTTTATTATGAACAAATGAATAATTCAGAAAATGATATTAATGTATCAAAAATGTATGGAGGATTAAGAGCAAGGTTTATGGACGAACCAACTGAACCAGACTATTCATTTGATTCAATGGGAGATTATAATGTTAAGTTCATAACTACTGGTGGTTATCCTGTATTTGAGTATGCAAGTAACGGATTAGCTGATGCCATGATTACTATGGCTAAAAATAGAAAAGATTCTATAGCGTTAATTGACCACACTGATAACCCTGCTAGACACTTAACAACTTATGATACAGATTCAATTATTAATGCTGTACGTGAATGGAATGTATCTGAAGACGGTACATTTGGTGCAATGTTTACACCTTGGTATGAATGTAACCATTTAGCTGTAAATTATATGCAAGATGGTTCAGATGAAGAGATTACTAACAATCATATGCCTGCTTCTCTTGCTTACTTAACAGCATTAGCAGTTCAGTTACAAAATTACAATCCGTGGTTAGCTGTTTCAGGTGTTGTTAGAGGTGTTGTTCCTTTCTGTAAAGAGTTACATACTGATAAACCATTAACTAACACGATTGCTGATAGTTATCAAACATTACCAAATACAGGTGTAACTGCTATATCAATTAACCCAATTACATATGTTCGTAATTATGGTTATTGTTTATGGGGTAACAGAACATTAAGAAACAATAGCACAGGAACTAAGGCATCTTCATTCCTCAATATTAGAAGTGCAGTTTCTGATATTAAAAAGAGACTTTATGAAGCTTCTCAACAAACATTATTTGAACAGAATACAGATGTAACTTGGTTAAATTTCAAATCATTAATTATGCCATTATTAGAAACTATGGTTTCTGATTACATATTAGAAGATTATGCAATTACTAGGTTATTTACTGACCCAGATACTGGGTATCCAGTACCAGCATATGAAGTTATGGCAGTAATTAGAATTCAACCTATTAATTCAATTGAAGTATTTGATTTAACCATTGTTATGGAAAATACAGATGATTTCAATATTACAACAACTGAAAATGAATTATAAAAATTATAAGGAGTAAATGATGCCACAAAAACAATTATCAACAGATAAAGGCGCTCAACATTTTGCGGCCAAGAAAGAATTGTTTGAGATACAAAGAGGAAATAACTTTGAGTTTGTAATTCCTTCAAATGCTTTTTCAAACATTCAACCTTTTGGACAAAATGCTGAAACACACACAGTGTACAACGCAGCTGAAAATATTAGACTGTCTGTATCAAGTGCTTCAATTCCTTATTTTAGTCAGAATGTTATAGAAGTACGTAGAGGAAATACAGCAGTTAAATATGCTGGCGTACTTAATTATGGTGCAGGTAGTATTAAGTGTTATGATATGATAGGAGCAAGAACGAAAGATGCTCTTATGGGTTGGCAAGCCAGGTCTGGTAACCCATTATATCAAACAGTTGGACAACAAGCAGATTATAAGATGGATTGCTATCTGTTAGAATATACACCTGATTATACCGAATTAGTACGTACTTGGAAAGTTGAAGGATGTTGGATTTCCAGCTTAAGTGATGATGGATACAGTGTAGATTCTGGTGGGTCTGCTAAACAGATTACTGCTGAAATTCAATTTGATAGGGCTTTCCCTGTATATGAATAATTAAATTATTTGTGTAGGTGAGATATACCTCAATCTCACCTACACTATACGAAAAAGTAAAATAAATGACTACAAAAATCATTTTAGAAGATAAAAGAGCAAAAGTACTTTCAGACCAAAAACGGGGTCGAGATTATGTACCACAAAACCAACATAAAGGAAAAAATAGATACCAAAGAAGATTAAGCTCCAAAATAAAATCATCTATAAGTCATTTCAATAATATTGACATGAATAAATTTTTTAAAGATGATATTCTAGACGTTAGTGTTGATGTGCAGGGAGAAACTTCTAATTATGTAGTTCGTATATCATTTTACGGTACGTTAGATGAATTACATAATTTTTTGAGTACTGGTGCATCATTTGATAGAAAAACTATTTTAAAAGCTCTTACACGAGCATTTAATAGAGATGATGTTTATTTTAGATGCAGTTGTGCTGATTTTAAGTATCGACATGCATATTGGGCAACTAAAAATGATTTAATTGTTGGTGACCATGAAACAAGACCGAATAGATTTGATAATACTAACAAAGATAACGACATGGGGCCTGCATGTAAACATATAACATTGGTACTATCTGATAGTTCATGGTTGATTAAAGTGGCTTCTGTTGTATATAATTATGTAAATTATATGGAAGACCATCAGGAAAGAATGTATCAAAAAT